CCCCCCTGCTCATCCATCCTGGAAGACTAAACTCTACCAGCGCGGCGTCTGTTTCATCGGTACTGCCGGCTTTGGCTTTGTTGCTGTTGCTCCGTCACTTTGTGGTGACCGTCCGTGCATTTATGCGACAACTGCTGAATATAGTCAAACCAGCTTGAACGGCCCCGTTACTGACTTAACTTTTGATGCGCAGGCAAACGGTGGTAACGTTTTTCCATCCCAGATCAAAATCAACTCTCCTTTCGCTCACACTCTTTTTACTGACGTTGACACCGATAGAGATTCTCCCGCTGTTGAAGGTAGAATTGTCTCTGCATCCTTACGTGTTCAATACGCAGGAAGAGCCGTTGATCAACAAGGTTTGATGGTTGGGATCAGTTCCCCAAACGCAGGATGTCTCACTGGAGACCAACACACTGTTAGTACGGGTGGCAATGGTTATAGAATGGCTGAGATGATGTCTTTTCCTTATGCTGACGTTGAAATGAACAAGAAGCAAATGACTATCTCGGTTTTACCATCAGATCTTGCATCTGATGACTATACCATTAAAACTGGTCCAAAGGATGAATTCAACCCTATGCGAAATGCATTCCCATACACAGAAACATTGTATCGTGACGGTACATCTGGAGTCGGTCACAATAACAATCTCAGATCCGGTACAGCAACCACTGCTATTGCTTTCACAGGAACACCAGGATCTTCTGTTTATTACGAATATGTTCAGCATGTTGAATACAAAGGATCAGCGATTTCACCACGATCATTAACTCAATCTGAAGTTGATTACACTGGATACACCATAGTGAAGGATATTCTGATGAAGGCACAGAACATGTGTGCGAATACAAACCAAAAGAGTTTCCAGAAGTGTGTATATGAAGTGATGGGCAAAATGAAGGTACAATTCGGAACAGGATATCGAACTAAATAGGTGTCCTTGTCCACAGTGGGTTTTTCGTACTAACGAATGATAATCATAATTGTTTATTACACCATTGTTTGTTTATTATTACATATTTAATATTAGCTAGCAGATCATTTAGATATGGTCTACCTTGATATAGTGGGTTATGAGCGGCGTCCAAGTGTAAATCCTTAACACCAGGTCGGCAGCCTGAGGGTGGGCTAAATTCCCCATGGAACGGGAATCCATCCTTCTCAAATGGGTCACGGAAACAACCACCAACAGTAAGTAAACTATCCAGCGTCCGCCACTGTCCACCGCAATTTATTGCGGCTCAGGGAATCGCGGTAGGAGGGAACACTATCTAGCATCTCGGTAGTCAATGCCCTGTTGGTTAAGCTCATTTGACTTAGTACTAGCTTTGGCAGTTAGCTGTGCTATGTGGGGGCGTCCGCCACGCCTATTAGTCTTGGTTTGATTATAATGTAGTCCATATATATTTATAATCAGATCTCTCGTATGAATGTTGAAGGTCAGTGCCCTATTGATTTAGGGGTATAGATCTCAGACTCACTTCAGCATTCGTGAAGCAAGTGGATGATTCATCGTGGCCCCCCGCCTGAGAACGGGAAATCGCGAGTACCAAAAACGAACCTTTTATGAAATTTCCCTCATGAAATCCGTAAGCCACCCCTACAATCGCTGGGGCCGTCCAAGACAAGGTTCACTGCCAGGACCAGCAGCTCCATTTCCACTGGATGTCTGCCTGGTTCACTCCATCCAACAATCTAGCGTATTAACGCAAGGAGATTTCTTCCATTACCCTTATTACATTAAGGAACATTGGAGGTCTTTTATCACTAATAACCATTGTCCCGTATGTAACGAATATATTATACATGAATTCATATCTGTACCATTAATAGCTAATTATTTTACGTGTTGTTCAGAAATAGAACGAGAAAGTATGAAGGCCTCTCTTCTATCACAATCTTATCCTTGCTGTGCGCGCTCTTTATTGGAATGCTCAGACAACTCCGACATCCAACACATTGTCGATTGGTTACACCCCGTCTGGGCGTCACCCGAGGTTGAGCTCGCCATCATCAACGGATATAGAGAAGTTCTCTCAATCATCGACTGTCGCAATAGCGCGTATGCAATTGAGGACTCTGGACAACACAATCCAAACAATATATTGTTCCGGGCCAACACATATCAGTATCGATTGATAATGAATACCGATAGAGGTGAAAACTTGGATGAGATCCCTTCCCAGTTAAATGGAAATAATGGTGAATGGACCAACGATGACGATATTGACCAAGACAAGATCCGTCGTAGCGCCAATCATTTAGTAGCTGTCTTTGACAAAGATAAAACATTAGCTCCTCGCGCCAAAGAACGCTTGGAGTTTGATGTCTTTAGATTGTTGATGTCAAGGAACGGTTGCGCCATCACGTTAACACTGGAGGAGCGGAGGAAGTATCTTTATCTGGCTCAAGAAGAAATCATCGCCACTGGAGTGGAAAACCCCGATCATGACGTAGTCCAAAAACTGTCGATGGCTATGTTTTTAGATGATTTAGAGCGAGTCTTTGATAGAGTCACCAATCAAAACTACTTTGCTGCATTAGAAGAAGAATATCCTGGTGAAATAATTCCCCACTCGGAATTCGTAGCAGAGCGTCAGCGTAGGGAAAAAGAGATAGACGATATACTGACAGCCCCACCCAAAATGAAATCAGTGCCTAAGAACAAATGTGTTAAACCTAAAATTAAACCTTTTGTGGACACGGAGGATCTCTTGGAAAAAACCTCTGAGAAATTAAAACAGAGTATACTCAGTGGGGAGTTGGATGCATTCCTACCCGATGATAAACCTCGCGACCAATTAGAGGATAAAGTTGAACCATCAGCACCCCCTTTATCGGAGCTGCAAAATCAAATGGAATCTTTATCTAAGGTCATGGGTCCAATACGTGATAGGAACGAAGAAGTTCT